TCGCCGTTGGTCATGTTGAGCGTCGTGAATGCCGAATTGCAAGCCACCGAGCCACCCGACATGTCAACCGTCGTAAGCGTCACGCCGTCGCCAATCTCCAGCGTGGCGTCTCCCAATTCGTTTTCAATGAAACCGACGCTGAGGCTGCTCACCGTGGCCGATTCGCCCGGCAGGGCAGCGATGCCCAGCGATCCGCGGTAGAGTTCGACGGTGTTGCTGCTGTCAGTCCCTTTCCACAGCAGCGCCGGGATGCCGTTCTCCAGGGCGTTGCCCGTGTTGTAGATCTTGAGTGATGCCTCGCTGTCGCCCGTGTTAAGTTTGATGCGGCCCGACCCCGAGCCGGTCCCGTTGCCAATCGTGACCTGAATGTCGGTCGCGTCGGACGTATCGCCAAGTTGCAAATACGTATCACGATATTCGTCATAGCTGCCCGAGCCCGTGCCGTTGCGTTCCGGCAAGCCAATCTCGCCGGTGTAAGATTGGTCGATTGTGATGCTGGCCGGGGTCACGCTCGACTGCCCGAGGCCGTAGAGGCAAGACACGTCGCTGTTGGCAAATACGATATCGTCGCCATCGACCGGAACGGCGGCCCCGCTCCAGTTGGCCGCCGCGTCGAAATGGTGCTTGCCTGATGCGGCGGTTGTAGCGCTGCCGCCTTTGCTGAAGGTCTGCGAGTCGGCGGCCTCGCCGCCGGTTTCGGTTGTTTCTACGGTCAATCCGGCGAAGAACGGAACGCCCTTGGTGTCGTGGGTTAGCGTCAGCGTTCCGCCGCTGCCTGTTGCCGCCGCCGTGATCTCGGCAAACTCGGGGTACTCGGTCTGGGCGAGCGCGTTCCAGGCGGCGGCAATCGTGCTCGCCACGTTATCGGCGTCCGTATCGCCGGCAACCACGTCGAGCGTCTTATTGTTGATCGTCATCGAAAACACGTCGTCGGCCTCAATCGTTCCGCCCACCGTGAGCGTAACGACCTCCGCGATATCGGGCGCGGTTCCAAGCCAAACTCGGGTAGCCATGATTCCATCCTCAGAAAGGTCGCGCGGCCGGCGAACCATTTAGCGGCGATGCCGACTCAAAATTATATTGCCAGGTGATTTCGTATTCCCGCTCCTCGCGGTTGTTCGTCGAGCCGACCACCCGCGGCGTAACCCTTTGAATCTGCGGGTCGCCGACTTGGGCCGACGGGAATCGAGCCCCAGGCGGATTCGGGTAGCGAGTCCGACCCACCGCGCGGCCGCTCTGGGTGGCCCGGTAGGGCGTTCTCTGGGCTGTGACCTGTCTGACCGGCGGGCCCGTGAGCGTCGTCAGGTGAACGATCCTGGGGCCTCCCCCGCTAAATGCGATGGTCTCCTGATACTCCAACGTGTCGCGTGTGTTGTCTTGCGATAGTTCGACCTCCGCCTCAGCCGTGAACTGGTACGTGCGGTACGTCGTGTACTCGGCCCCCTCGCTGGTCGGAAAGCTGGGAGGAACAACAATCCTGGCGTTCGCAAGGCTGTGTGCCGTCGCTGTGCCGTCGTCTTCTACGAGCGACAGCGTGTTGCCGTCCTCCTCGTAGGCAGATTCGAGCGCCGCGATTGCGGTCGTGAGGGCTGCGACCGAAGCGGCTTGCAGCAGCCCCGAGACATTCCACGTTTCGATCTGACGAAAAGGCCGCCCATCGTCGCCGAGCTCCGACTGGCGGCTGATGGAAATCGCCGCCTCATTTGCATCGTGCGTGTAATTGCCGTATTTTAGTTGCATGGTCGTGGCTTACATTGCAATTGCCGTGGTGGTCGCTGCCGTTTGCGGCGCAAGCGGTGCGGCGATTGCCGCTTACCTGGGTCGCCACCCCGGTCTCGGATTTCTGTGTGGGCTGCTTCTAGGTCCGCTCGGCTGGCCACTGGTTCTGGTTCTTCCGTCTCGCAATTCTCAGAGCGGAGGGCAATCTCTCGCCGCCGCGATTCACCTGCGCGGCAAACCATCGGGTCGCGACTGCCGCAACTGCGGAATCGAAATGTATGCTCGCCGCGATGAGTACGGGACAATCTACGAGTGCCCTCTATGTGCCCGGATTGACGTGTCTTAGGCGGACCCTTGGGCCTGTTTGAGTCGATCCTCGGCTCGGCGAGCCTGCCGATCGGCTTCGATCCGGCGTTCAACGGCGAGAATCACATCCTCAACCGCTTTACTGATCGCCTGGGCTATCCTCTTGGCGGCGTCTCGCCCCATATTTTTGATCGCGGCCACCTGCCGTTGCACGTTGATGACTTGCTGCTCTGCCGCAGGAATAGCTTGCCGGGCCGCAATGGCGTCTTGTCGCAACGCTCCAAGCCTTTGCTCGGCTTGCGTGCCTCCAAATCGTTGCTGCAAGATGCTTCTCTGTTGCTGCCTCAGGGTCGAGTCATCGACCAGCCCGGTAGAGCGGAGCAACTGAATCTGCTGGACGTTTAATTGGCCGCCGGATTGAAGCGTCTGCAATGCCTGATTCAGGGCCACGCCCTGCCGCCCCGACAGGCCGAGCAAGCGGTCTTCCGCCGAGAGCACTGATTGCTGCTTGGCAATCGCCTCCGCCTTGGCCGCGTCGCGGGCCTGCTCGGCGAGCCGAAGCCTGTCTTGCGCGATAGCAAGCTCTTGTCGATTATGATTCTGGACCTTGACGAGTCGCTCTTCCTCGCTCTGCAAAATGCGGCGGCTGACGTCTTCACGTCGCTTTGCCAGCGACGCCTCTGCAACGTCTATTCGGGCTCGTGCGTTAGATTGGTCTCCAGAATCGTCGGTTCGCAAATTAACACCGAGGATGTCTTCGGCCCTGCGTGTGCCTTTCGAGAAATTACGATTCCCTTGCCCAAAGTAAAACACCCGATTCGCACGGAGCCTCGACCCGGTAAAGTGCGAACTGGCGCTAAGCTCAATGTCTCCGAGTCCTTCGCGCGCCACCTGCAGATCAGCAATCGCGCGATCTATCTGCTCTCGTTCACGACGCAACCGGGCCGTTTCCCCAGCTTCAATGCTTCCAGGCCCAGACGGCGGCAACCCGCCGCTAGAATACAGTACCCGCTTCTGTCGCAATCTCAGTTGGCCGAGATCGTCCTTAACCGTAAACCGCTGTTGAGCACCTTCTCGCAACGACCGAATGAAATCTTCGGTCGCCTTTGCGGCGCGTCGCTTCTGCTCGGCCTCGTCATTGACAAGCCCCGTGAGCTTAAGAATTTCGTCGCCGAGCCCGGTAAACAGTAACGCGGCCGTGCCGATGCCCGCAGACAACAACCCAATCGGCAACACCGATCCGCCGGCGGCGGCGGCTCCCGCAACCCCCTGGGACGCCGAACTGCGCGCTCCCGCATTACCCGCCGCCGCCAGTGTGGTCTCGGCGGCCGCTGCCCCAAGTGCCGCGGCTTGACGGGCCTTGTGGGCCGCCACTATCGACTGAAAAAGGTCTATCGAGCCCTTCGTGATGTCGGCGACCGCCTGGAATTTCGCCAACATTTGGGCAGCGACACGAATGTTCTCATCGCCGCTCACGGCCAGGAAGGCAAGACCGCGAGCGAACGCGAGCGATCCCTCCAGCCCTTTGCGAAACGACTCCACCATCTTAGCGTTAGCATCCCGAACCGCCTTAGCTCGGTCCTCCACCGCCTTGCGGAGCTTCTCTTCTTTTTTGGCTGCCTCGTCGACTTGCTCCTTGTGCTTGCTGTTTTCTCTGGCCCGGTCCCGCCCTGTGTCCTTGTAGAGATTGCGCAGCTCCTCGATCTGTTTCTTCCACGGCGCCAGGTCCGGGGCTTTTAATTTGGCCTCCGTTTGGTCGATCTTCAACTTGAAGACGACATCTCGCACGATGTCAACCATCAACCCATCCTCATGCTGGCTTCACTGAGCGCTTTTAAGTACACATTCAACTCCATCTGCCGATGTCGTTCGACAAGGTCTTCGGCCTGGCGAATAATTCCCGCGTTGCGGCGCACAATGGCGTCATCGGGGAAAATGCTCACGGCCTTGCATTCCAGGTAATGCTGATAGGCTTGCTGGTTCCGTTGGCTCAGCTGGCCTGGCGACCGCCAATGGCCCTTAGCGCAGCCGTCTTTCGGGTCAAGTTCGCAGGGCGTCGGCCCCTGCCGTTTCATTTTGCCGCCCCGTCGCTTATCGTCCGTGACCTCGCCCGTCTCGTGGTTGTACTGCCACCTCCGGCAGTCGTCGCACGAGCGGCAGGCTAACTCGGGGTGCTGCAAGATAAGGAGCACCCCGTCACTCAGTTTTTTGCTTCGCGGGCCTCCGCTTCGATAAGCGACTCGCCTCGCAGCGCTGCGTCGAGCTCGCCATCGTCGGAGTTACACAGGTCGGGGCTGGGGGCTTCGTCACTCGGAATATTGCCGGCCACGATTGCATAGAGCTTGTACAGCATGTTTGGCTGCAATCGAACCATCTCGCGGGCCTTCACCGGAACGGGCTCGCCGTCCTGCTTGATTAAATCCCATTGTACGACGCGCGATTCGATCGCCTTCGCCATCAGCTCATCTTGCTTCCGCGGGTGCTCGGCCGCCTGGGCGAATGCGTGTTGAATTTGGCTGCGGTCCTGAGCGAGCATTGGCCGATAGCGGAACTTCACGGCAGGGTACAACCGTGGCTCCTCGGCAATGTATCCGTCTCGCTCGTAGCCGTCTGGAATGTACGCGCAGGGCGCACCGTGGCCGTTGGGTTCCATCGACTTACCTCCAAGAGTGAAAAGCCTCTAGGCCGTGCTGTCGTGCGTCACGACAAGCTCATTCGTTAACCCGCCTTTGCGGGCCGTCATGTTGAGCGTGTAGGGAATTGAGTTCTTGCCGCTAACGAGCGGCGACTCATTCGGGAACTGAAGCTGCCCGAACGTGAACGTGGTGCTCATGTTGCCGTTGGTATAGACCACCGACCCGTCGATGCCGGCCGCGGCCGTGCCGTAGAGGCCCGTCACATCGCTATTGAACGGGTGAACAGTTCGGACCGTCACGATACGATCCTGGGGCGTGATGCTGGTAGCGGTCCGTGAGTTGTTGAAGCTCGCCTCCAGCAGGTTGTCGATCACGATTTCGATCGCCCTCGCATCCAGCGCCCCGCCGGCCAGCGTCACGACCGAATCATGGTGCGCGTAAGGCGCGTCGTTGTCGGCCGTGCCCAGCGTGAGGGTCGGAAAGCTGGTGTCTTCGACCTCCGTTTTGCCCACAATGTCGAGTTCAAGCTGCAACAGCCCATTGCCGTCCACGCTACTGCGAAACGTGGCCCGGTTGACCTTGCAGTCGGTGTACTCGAACGTCTTGGCCACGCGGTCGATCAAAACGCCGAACTCGGGTAGCGTCTCGGCGAGGTCGAACGTGTCAGTAGACTCCGCAGCTCCGAGGATGCGAGGCAGCCACAGGTCCAGGTCGGCCGGACTAGGGTGTAACAGGATCGTTCCCCCGACCGTATAGACACCGCTGCGAACCCGCTCGGAGGCGTGGCTTCGCGTGCCGCGGATACCGTTGGTGTCGAGCAGTGTATCGGCGCGGGCGAGCCCCTCCGAGACGAACGGATAGGGCTCGCTCGAACCGTCGAACGTGTGCGGACTCGCGCCGGGCTCGACGCAGAGTTGAGCTTGGGCGCCTTGGGAGTCGTCGGCCATCGCTGATTATTCCTTGGCGGCCGGAGCCGGCTCGAGTTTCGTTTTCGGGGCCGGCTTGATCCTGCCGCGGCAAACCTGAATCGCCACGCCGAGCGTTGATTCTTCCGAGACGAGCGAGCCCTTGGTGTTGTACACCTTGTGGGTCCAGCCGTCGCAGCCTACGCTGCCGGAAGCGCCACGCATCGCGATCGCCTTCTCGCTCACGACCGTGTGGCCGTGATACTCGCGGACGAGGTAGCCACGGCCGGCGGGACCGCCTTTTCGCTTGAGGGCTTCCAGATGTTCTATCAGGTCGTTCACGCTAGTGCACTCCGTTTCATCTGTTCTACCATGCGATCGGCGATCAGTTCGCCAAAGTCGCCCGCCAACTCTTCGTCGATGCCGACATGAACCCGCTCGGGCAGGTTCGCCACGCCCTGATCGTGGAAGATCGAGTAGGGCACGTCAGTTCCAAAATTCAGTCCCTGCGTCTTGCCTCCCTGCACGGTCTCTCGAATCGAGTCGCCCGTCTGGCCCGCCAGCGACCTGCGGAGTCGCTCGGTGTCGTGCAGCACGTTATCGTGCCCCTTCTTGGCGATCGTGCTGGGAGCGTTGGGCGGCCACGGCTCTCCGACCGGGTTCTGCTGCTGCTGGAAGTAATGCTCGTGCTGGGCCTCCAGTTCGTCGAAGAATCCCTCCAGCACCTGCTGCAAGTCGGCTGTCTCGAAGTCTCGCTCCAACCTGGCCATGATGCCGCCCAGGTGGCGGATATCGTCAATCTGCTCGGTCGCGACACGGCGACCCGTTTCGCGCTGGAGCATCATCATCATGCGATGCGGCCCTCCCGGCTCCAGAAACGCAAGGTGAAGCCGCTAGCCCAAAGGCAGCGCTGCGCCATCTTGGCGAAGTCGATAATCGGGTTCGCTTGAAACTCGCAGGTGTACACGTCGGCGTTGCCAATCACATCGACGCTCAGTCTTTGGTGTAGGAACTTCTGCCGGATGCGCTGTCGCCAGAATAGGTTGCGGTCGCGTCGTTCTGTGTCGAAACTCGCGGCGTTTTCGCCCGCGTCGAACATCCCGACCGTCACGGGATAGCCGATGTCATCCTTTTGGTTGACACCGGGTCGCGTCGTCTCAGTCCCTTGCGGAGGTGGAAAGATCAATACGCCAGGAGTGCCCGGCCGCTGGTTTTCATCCCCGAGGTTGATATCCGCGACTTGAATCTTGTCGGGGCCGATGCCGTCAAGCTCTAGGTCTTTGATGTCCTGCTGTACGCGGCAAAGAATGCCGTGCAAAACGCTCTTGCTTGCCATCAGGTGATCGCCTCGTGAATGACCTCCATGCCTCCTGCGTGGCTATTGATTTGCTGCGTGAGGTCTCTGATTTCGTCGCGAAGGGCCTTTCGCTTAGCGGGGTCGTCGGTGGAAAGCATGGAGGCCAGTTCGGCCGCCGCCTGGTCGCGCCGCGTCGTCAGGTTTTCGAGCACGGTCGCCATTGGTTACGCTGCGTCTTCCTTGGCCTTCATGTCGGCCTTGACTTGATGCGGGTCGCAGTCGCCAGCGGGAGTAACTCGAAACTGGCATTTTCGGCTTTCGATTCCGTACACGAGGCAGTAGGCGCGGATCGCCTCCGATTCGTCGCAGCAGCCGTCGATAATGGTCTCCGGCTGAACGTCTTTGCCAAGCCGCCGCACGAGATACGACCGCTTGTAATTGTCGGCCAGGTGGCGGCGGGAAAGCTCGCTTGGAGCGGCGTTGGCCGGAGCTTCGAGATTCACGGTCGCCAGCAGCGGATTGCCGCGCCGAAGCGGTCCCTTCGCTTTGGCCGTTTCCTGCTTGGGGGTTTCCTGCTTGGGTGCCGACGAACCGGGTGTCTTCTGTTGCGCCATGGGTCAAGAGTTCCTTGCTGGGAAATCGCTACGCTGCGGCCGTCACGCTTAGGCCGCGGTGCATTTGATGACTTTTCGCGGCTCGATAACCGCCGGGGCGCCCTTGCGACGGACCTTGAACTGCGCGATTACGTCGCGATTGAAGCCAGCCTCGCTGTTGCGGTCCATGCGGAACAACTGCACGGGCCAAATCTCGCGGTACTGGAAAGCGCCGCGGAAGTTGCCGATGAACCACGTCGAGGCCGAACCCGTGCGGTTCTTGACCCACTGGCTCGACTTGAGTTCGTAGGCCCGTCCGCCCATCGCGCCGGAGTTCGACAGCGGGTTGCCGCTGATCGTGGTCGTGTTCGTGTTCGACACTTCACGAATTTCGGTCGCCGAAAGAATGCGACTGGCGGTCGCCCGCAAGGCCGTCGGAACGATGACTTGCATCGGACCGCCAATCATAACCGGCTCGCCGGTGTTCGGGTCCGTGATATCGTCGAACGCCAAGGTGGCGGTCTCGATATCGGTCCAATCCGCCAAAGTGTTCGACGCGACAAGGTTGTCGAAGTCGCCCTCAGTGTGGGTGCTGGCGTAGGTCGCTTGGACGGCTCCGCCGTTGCGGCTGTAGCTCGTCGTAAGCCCAAGAACGGTGTCGAGGATTTCCTTTTCCAGCGTCACGCCGAGCCAGGTTGACGCTTCCTGTGCCCGTTGCAACAGCAACCCGGTTTTGTCCTCGAAGATCGCCTCTTCGGTGATCGGCAGGATAAACCCATCCTTCACCTTGCGAGGCGTGGTGATGTACTCCTCGGACACGCCGACGTGTGGGTAATCTTGGTTTTCTCCCACGTCCTCGGCCTGGTCGCCGATGCGGCGCACACCCGGCACAATCTCTTGCTGCTGGGTGTCGGCCGAGACGGTCGTGACCAAATCGCGGGCGATGAACTCGGGGTCTTCGAGCGCGTCGAGCACCGTCGAGTAGCTGATTTGCCCGATGATGTTTGAGAACGCAGACGAGTTGACTGCGCCGCCGGTCGCCTCCATGAAGTAACCGGGCTGGCTGCGATGCTCTCGCATCAAATTCAGGGCTTCGGCGCCGTCTTCGACGAAATTCTCGTAGAGGCTGCGGAGCGATACCCGCCGCGGGTCGATGTCGCGGGATCGAAGACCGTCCCAGATCTGCTCGTGGAACTCGTGGCTGCATCCCTCTTGCTCATACGACTCCAGGCAGCGAGCCGCGTCGCGGACTTCGCGTAGGTTATTCAACATGATTTGTTCTCTGGTATTCCGTTGGGTGATGCGGCTTATCGCTTCTGCCACACGCTTATGTAATCGACGAGCAACGCTTCAGCATTCGCGCCGCCCGCCTTGGCGCCGAAAACGACATGCATTTCAGCGAGCCCCGATAAGGCCAGCATGTGCTTGATGTTCGGGGTGCGGGGGTTGGCGCCGTTCTCTCGCACCTGATGGATGTCGAGGCCGCCCGAGGCGTCGATTCCGAACGTCACTTCCGCGTTCGCAGAATCGACCGGGTTGACGAAGATTTCCAGCGTATGCCAGGCGCCGCCCGCCGTCTTGGCGGTGTCGGTCTTGGCCGTGCAGCCCGCCGCCAGAGGCAGGCACAGGAGCAAGGCCCAGCGCGCGCAGTGCATCGACAGGCTCCCTCGATCCCTTCGGCCAAGCCCCCGGGGTTCCGCCCCTTCCCCGGGGACGTCGCCCGACGCGTCGCCGCGGTCACCCACCGGGTGACGGGCCCGCAGGCCGCGCGCCCGCGCCCCGTGCGCGCCGGGAAGGGCTCCCGGGGCCGGGCCTAGACGGGAGGGACGTCCTTGGGTCTCACGCTCATCCGCAAGAGCGATGCCACGCGCCCCAAGCGCGACCCCAAGGTCGCCCTGGTGCTGGCGGGAGGCGCCGTCTCCGGGGGCGCCTTCAAGGTGGGCGGCCTGAAGGCCCTGGACGACTACCTGGTGGGCCGCTCCATCACCGACTGCGACATGTACATCGGGCTCTCCGCGGGCTCGGTTCTGGCCGTCTCGCTGGCGGGCGGCATTACGCCCGACGAGATGGTGAAGGTGCTGGAGGGCACCAGCACGCGCTTCGACCAGATCACGCCCATGCACTTCTACAACCCGAACGTGCGCGAGTTCGTGGAGCGGGTCAACGCGTTCCACGGCCGCGACCAAGATGCACAGGCGCTGTACGAGCTGCTGAGCGAACGCGCCAAGACGAATCTCCAATCGAGAGCCGACCGGTACGGCGCGGCGAGTGGAAAGAA